CAACCCAGCTATTAAAAATCTCTTGGCTACCTCTGGCGAGGTAGCCGCGCAACTGCTGGCCAAATATGAAGAAGAGGAGCAATTGTGCATCGCGGAAATCTGGCCTTATTACCTTGAGAAGTGTGAGCGCGATCCGAAGCGATACGAATTGAGCCCGCAGCGCATGACGAAATGCGTGATGCGGTTTAAAGAGGCAAGGAAAAAAACCAGCTCTTACCAAGGCGCAATTGCGCTGATGAAAGAAGCAATCGACAATCTTTCCGCCAGCGATTGGAACATGGGGCGTAGCCCCAGGGGCGAGGGAAAAAAATACGTGGATTTTATAGACCACCTGTTCAAGAGCTGGGCTGAGATGGAGAAACGATTGAACGATAAGCGAGTAGAGCAGCCGCACCAAAAGAGCGCCGCGCCGGTCAATAACAAGCGCGTCGATCAAGAGATGGAAGCCCAACTCGGGAAGAAAGCCAAGGCATGACACGCGCACTAGAACAAGGTATCCCGATTAACGAAGAAGCGGAGCGGATGATTCTGGCGTCGATCTGCTTGGATGAACGCAAACCAAATGAGTGCTTCATGCAGGCCGCCGCCCTGATGGTGCCAGAGGATTTTGGGCTAGACTCACATCGCCGGATATTCCGCGCGATGGATCGGCTACACAAGCAGGAAAAACCTATCGAGTATGTCACCCTCTGCCAGGAACTGGACGACAACAAAGAAGTGGAGGCTTGCGGCGGCAGCGCCTATATAACCGGCCTGTGCGATAAGCTTGGCGGCTGGCCCCGGATAAAAAATATTGAGCAGTACATTCAACTCGTTCATAAGGCCGCGAACCAAAGAGCGATCATCCACGCCAGCCAGTCGGCGCTCGTAAAAGCCTACGAACGGGAAGCGCCAGGGGAAATCATCGGTGAACTCACCCAAGAACTGGAAACCATCACCCAGCGCGCACAACGCAATGCCTGCGTACCAGTGGCAAATCTTATAGACCCACTGTGCCACCGGCTTATGCAGCAGCAGCAAGCGGGAGGAAGGTTTATAGGACTGCCGACCCCAATAGGCAGATTGAATTGGGCCATGGGTGGTCTGGCGCGCAAGGAGCTAACAGTAGTGGCCGGCGACACCGGAACCGGCAAGACAGCTTTTGCGCTGAACATCACGGAACACAACTGCATCCGGGACAACCCTGTGCACTGGTTTTCGATGGAGATGGACAGCGAATCTCTGTTATTGCGCCTAGCTGCCAGCAGGACCGGCATAAACCATATCAGGATCAGGAACACCGGCAACCTCAGCATGGATGAAGTGTGCCTAGTGATAGCAGCACTGGACGAAATCAAGCGCTGGCCGCTTTGGATAGACGATACGGGAGGGCTTACGGTGCGTGAGATGTACGCTCGTGGGCGGATGCAGGCTGCGCGCGGCGTAAAGCTTATCGTGTCCGATTACCTCCAAAAACTGAAAGCGCCAGGGTTAACTACGCGGGAACAGGTGAATGTTGCCTCTGAATGCACCCGCCAACTCGCCAAGAGCGGAAATGTGCCAGTGCTGAGTCTTTCCCAGCTTGCACGGTTTGAAAAAACTTCTAAAGATTCTCATCTCCGTAAGCCTGGGATGCACGACCTGAAGGAATCAGGGAATATCGAGCAGGACGCCCATAATGTTTTGCTGCTTTGGCGAGAGCAGAAAAGAGACGACGAGGGGAGGCTTTTTTATACCGGCAACGATGCGGTGATCATTGGCAAGAACCGGAACGGCCCATGCTTTGAGGTAGCAGTTAAGTATGAGCCTCAAATCATGGTCTGGTGCGAAATTGATCCAGACAATGAGGCAACAGACGGCAAAGCTTTGGCAGCGGGTAATCAGTGAAACCGCCAGGATGGAAACCCGACATAAGGGAGCAGTTAAGAGCTGCGGAAAAAGTTCTGTTTCCTCATATCCAGGATGGGCGGTGCCGATGGAGAGCCTGCCCCTATCCGGCAAATCTAAATTCTGGATTATGCAGGAGGCACTCTGAATTTTTCAGGTCGGGAGGAGCTAGTTCATGGAACTTCCAACCTACAGGAGAGCCGGAACCAGCACCGTATGAGCCAAAGAAGCCAACACTGGAGGAGATGCTTAAAGGTAGGATCATACCGCCGACATTCACCGGCCAGCGGCTGCCAGGGTGCAAGTGTTTATTGAGATGCGTAGAGCCAAGCGCCGCGCAGTGTGCAATCCGCAAGGAAAAAGAGTTCGGCGCGTGTAATTGTCCGAGTCACGATGGAAAGTTAGTGCAGTGAGCTTTCCGGCGAACCTGCCGGGAAATAGCAGTGGCCGCGTCGGCTGCGGTGACGCAGAAGGGACCACGCGGCCCTGCTAAAATTTTAGTTAGGTGTTTGGACGTGCGATCACACGGCCAGGCGCTTAGGCCGGGTTGGGAGGGTTGCTGCCCTCCCGCTCGGCCGCAGTTCGTTTCTCCCGCCATCTCTTCCAGCGTTCAGCAGCTCCAGCTTTGGCGATCTCTTTGCGGGCATCAGGGGAAAGGGCTTGCGCTCGATTGCGACCGCCCTTTTCCCCCATCTTGGTTGCGTCTTTGTGGGATAGATCACGCATGGGTTTATTCTATCCCTTCAAAAAGGCTTCGCGGAACCGCAGTCCAGAGCCCCGCCGCAGGCACGGCATTGATGGTGAGCAGCACCGCATTAACTCCAGTGCCGGATTCAGCGAACGAGCCAGCGGGTAAAGGTTCCCATGTACCGCCGTGCGATTCAGCCAGCGGCCTAAGAATGCGCTCTTGCACCGGCCCACCGGCGCAGATGGCGACCAGCTTTCCACCGGGCTTTAGCATTTTAACCGCGTGGATGATATGGGAGACATCCTGCCGATTCTCAAAGGGTGGATTCATCAAGATGCGGTCAAATTTCCCCATGTCGCCATTGCAGGAAAGAAAATCAGCGCAGCGCACATCCACGTCAGGACAGTGAGTGGCCAGCGTGGAAGCAAGCGCGTGATTCACTTCGACCGCCGTAAGCTGTACCTTCACTGCGCGAAGGATTGCAGCCGTAATGCGCCCTGTGCCTGCCGATGGCTCAAGCACCCGCATACCTGGCTCTATTCTGGCGAACTGTACCATGCGATCTGCAAGAGTTACGGGAGTAGGAAAGAGTTGCGGCGCAGAAACCACCTTGACGCCTTCCTTCAGCGTCTGGCGCATCTGCTCAAAGAGTCCGGCCTGTGATGGTTCTGAAAGTGTCGTCTCGGGCGACACTTTTTCTGTTGGCGTAACTGCTGCTGCTGGAGCTGCCTCGGCAGGCGCAGCATCCAGCAGAAAGAAGCCTTCTTTGTATTCCGTCTCAGTTATCCGGCCTTCAGCCCTTGCCGCTTCGACTTCAGCGCGGGACATTACCGCGATGAGCTTGTCAAAGGGCATATTCTGACGGTAAAGGCGCTCACCATACGGCGGTTTGTCCATGATGGTAACGGTTACTTTGTTTACTTTGGTGATGTACGCCCAGCCCCGGCCATGTCCAGGCGATGACCAGCAGCGAACCGCGCCGCCGACCTCTGGCCCTGTACGATCCGCAACCGTGCCGCCAGAATCGGCCAACATGGCCCGTTCATAGGCGAGACGGTTTTCATAGTGAGCAATCCAGCGCGTGCACTGCTCGACTACATGACGATGGCAGCGCAGCGAAATTTCCCGCGCCTGCTCAACTGTGCAGACCGCCGCCGCTTCGCCGTCAGAGCCACCGAGCGCCGACCAAAGAGACATGCTGCCCTCATAGGTCGATGCTGGCGCTTGCCGTGGATATTCGGCCAGGGTGAAGCAGTGGCTTACATGGTCATAGTAATTGCAGAACCAAAGCGCCGACTCGCGCGTTACTTCGATGAAGCCGCCGCCTTTTTTCTTCAGTTCGCCAGACCAGAATTTAACGCACATCTCAGCCTGTGCTTTGGTGCGTTCCGTCTTGCGCTTGTCTGATTCAATGCCCTTGATGCGCCGCGCCCGAACGTCTGGCCGCTCTTTATACTTCGCGTGACGGATTGCGGCCGCAGCGCGAGATGTCCAATAATTCGCCGTGTCCCACATTCTGACGGCCCGACGCATCCCGGCCTCTATTTTCTCCGCGTCTCGCCGCGCCCGCTTTTCCGAATGGTGGCCGACTAAAATAGGCTGGCCAAGTGGGATGTTATCGGCAATAGCGTGGACCGCCGCGTGTGCTTGCTCTGCATCCCGCGAGCGGTTCTCGCTGTATTCGGTGAATCTTTCGGCGCGGTCCTCAGCCCGATCTACCAAGCTGGTATCCTCGTCTGCAATCTCTCCGGCCAATTCAATCAGTAAATCTTCCCGTTCAGGTGTCCACATTGGCGCGACAAATAATTGCTGCTGCGGTGCCCATTTGAACCCAGCAGCCTTGACGCGGTTATAAGTTTCAGCATCCAGACGCGCAGAGGCATAGAGACGCAGCTTATTATCATCAGGCGAGTAAGTAGCGGTGTAATTCATAGCGTCACCTTCATTCCTGTAAATTGCATATCTGTGATTTCCCCGGCGATAATCACGTCAGGATCACCGCCAATATTCAGCCGATCTGCTACGGCATCAGCCGCGCCAGCAGCATCTTCCGCATGTACCTTAAAAATGACCGTGTATTCCTTCATTGGCCACCCCCAGCATCTTGCGAATGTTCAGCGCAGAATTTGGAGCCCGGTAAGGCGTGATTGCGGCACTGTTTACCAGCGTGAACGGCCCGGCAGCTAGCGGGAGGGAAATTAAATCCGCTTGAACTGCCGTGATGGTTACGCGATTCCCAGCAGGGACAAATTCCACGATGCTGCCGACCGTGAGAGGGAACCGCTGGTAATCAATAACCGCCGCGTATCTCTGGCCGTCAATCGTGATTAGCTGCTGGCCGTCACCAGAGACGAAAGCGGAAATGTGCTCGACTCGCCCACAGCGCGGCTTCACTTTGCACCGCCAAAAATGGCCGTGATCCGGTCAATTGCGATACAGGCAGCGCCGCCCAGAGTCATATGAGTCTTACGGAACCGGGCAGGACGGTAAAAGGTTCCCCGGTCTGTTACGGTATGAACCCCGCCGTTCTCACAGCAGGGAAATTCATTCCAGCAGGATTCACAGCGCGGCCCACAGAACTCGCAAAACTCAGTAGCGTGAGCGCCGCACAATTCCGCATCTTCGCCAGTAGCGCCAAAAGGAATAAGAACATCGCAGCGCGGCCAAACTTCAGATGTGGAGGCAGGAACAGCGGAGGGAAGGCTATTAGGAGCCAGCATTTTTCATATCTCCCGATCAAGAGATTTTCTACAACTCATTACCCATTGTTGCTGCAATGAGAATAAGTGTGACCAAGATATACCAATTGTAAATCAATGTCAAGCACAAACACGCATAAATATTGAGTAAATCGCATTTTTATGTGGAAACCGGCAGCAGACCAACACGAGTAGTGAGACAGGGTGTGCCCGGTAAGCGAGGGTAAGTTTCAATCACAATGAAAAAGTGATTGACTTCGGCCATGAGAGCTGCTTAACATAGGTGCCGTGAACCCTTCACAATTCAGCCAGCGTTAAAGGTTCCCTAGCCAGAGACGCAGGCACGGCCCAGAGATTCAGGCTGTGAATAACTGGAGCTGGACAATATAGACAGCGACCTTGCAACGCTATAAACACAGGCCCTCTCAGCCTCTAACCCAAACTATTCTCAAAAATGCCTCAGAAGACCATCTGCCAATTATCTCCACACGAAGCAGACCAGCTCAGGAAAGGCATTAACCCGCGCTGTTCTGACCACCGCCACATAACTAGAGCTGAAGCCAGGTTGATTGTCCTTGGGATTGAAAAAGTTCCGTGGCTCCAAAAGGAATGCGAGAACGAAGTTCCAGCCAGGAATAAGCCGCTGGGGATGTGGGCGATCTTGGGCAATGGCCAGCAGAGCAGCCGGCATGTCGTGATCTTCTGCGCCTTTGAGTGGACGCCAAGCCAGCGCTGGGCTCCGATAGGTGAAGAGCGCCACGCCAAGATGAGCAAAACCAGATGCATCCGGCGCGAATACATATCGCCCACACAATGCAGGGATAACAACCTGAAGGAAAGAGAGCGACATGGGATTTATTGACGGCAGCGCCTTCCGTGTAGGTGAGACAGTCCAGACCGCAGCAGCCGAAGCGTATCGGCGCGGCGACATAGTTGCCATCTTTCGCAGCTCTGGCGGATATGATCTGGCGCGCGTGATCTATGTAAACCGGGTAGCTAATCAGTTAGTTCTCCGCCGCATGGGACTGCTGGAGCGATTCTGGTATTACCTGCGCCGCCCAAGTCTTTGGAAGTTCGCTCTGGACATACCTTTCACGCCGCCGGATTACGCCGTTGACCGATACGGAAACATTGTGGACAGGCGATACATACCGACGCAGCAAGGATCAGCAAAGACGCTGGCTGAATGGTGGCAGGATGGGGATAACGAGTTGTACAGGCGCGTCGGCAGAGCTGGGAGGTCAGCCTAGAGTAATGTCGAGCGACACGACATTACTCTAGCCGGTTAGCTTCTGTAAAGGCCAGCTTGATGGAATTCATTACATCTACTGGCGCAAAGAAATCGCATCAGACCGTGATCCTTTCGGAAGAGGGTAAACATGCCGAACTATAACAACCACGTCAAGACCGGCTCACCCATGACGGTGCTGTACCCCGGCGATCAATTTCTGTTTTTCAACGCAGAGACGCCCATCGCAACGCAGCAATCGCAACAGGTAGCGATCGGAAAGCGAGACGCCGACCAGCCAGCCTCAATTTCCCTGGAACTCCAGTTCCCAGCCGATCCGGGTGCGTTCCAGTTTGATCTTCAGGACGCCGACACGGACACGCCAGATGGATATTTGAGCATTCCTGGAGGCTCGATCAATGCAGCCAAGCAAGGCCCGGGCGGGAAGTTCTTTGCGCGAGTCGAGTTGGTGCCGTTTAAGGGAACGTTCCTGCTACTGACCTGTGTTGTCGCATCCGCGAACGCGCAGCCGGTTACGGCCAAGGTGACACGATGAAGAGACGTTTCCTGCTCGCTTTCCTGCTGTCCTGCGCTCTTGCCACCCTATCAGCATTCCAGCCAAGCGGCAACAGCAACAATTTCGGCGGTATGCGCCTGCTGGGGAAGTCCTGCTTAGCCGCCAATGGGAACACGTTTGACACGCCTGTAGCGAACAGCACCGAATCGGGCGAGTTAACCATCGAGACGGAAATCCCTAACTACATCGGCGGCGCGGACACTCTGGGATGGAGATTCAATAAAGACACAGGAAACAATTACCGCTACGCCTGGCAGACGCGCGCCATTGCCGGAACCACGGCAGACTGCGCCAATCAGGCCACGTCCACAGACCGGATCAAGCTGGGATGTGCCGACGCGACCACCGGTCGCATTGTGACCGGGCACGTCTCCAACGTATCAGGAAAGTTTCATATTGTGCGGCTTGAGGGCCAGACAGACACAGGCAGCGTAGCCAGCCAGCCAAATTTCGACAACGGGACTGGAGGATATTCCCAGACTGGTTTCATTACCACGGTGACTACATTCACAAGCACCAACTCCATGAGCAAAGGAACTTGCACAACTGTCTATGGCAGGTAGATCAAAGAATGCGCGCGGGCTCACCGCGATGCAGCAGGATTTCTGCTATGAGTACGTGAATGACCCGGAATGCAACGCTACCCAGGCAGCTATTCGCGCGAAGTTCAGTCCCAAATCGGCCCATGTAAAAGCATCGCAGATGCTGGACATGCCGGCAGTCCAGAAAGAAATTGACCGTCTCAATAAGGCTGCTGCTTACAAAATCGGGCTCACATCGGCAACCGTTTTGCGCGGTGTGAAGCGATTGGCAGAAGCCAATATGTGCGACTACGGCTATATCACTGCTGAGGGCGATTTCGTTATTGATCTGAAGACCACCACGCGCGAACAGATGGAAGCGGTGCAGGAAATGATCACCGACACATGGACAGAGGGCAAGGGTGACGACAAGACGGTGCATCGCCGCACACGATTAAAACTCGTTCCCAAGCTGGCCGCATGGGAAATGCTGGGACGTAAAACAAATGCCTTCCCGCAGAAGCACGAGCACACCGGAGAGGGAGGCGGCCCGATCCATTTCACGGTGGAGATCATCGGCCAAGGGAAAAAGCCGGTTAAGCCTGCAAAAGCCAGTTAATGCCGCACATCAAATACCAGCCCAAGCAGGGGATTTTCAAAAGCCACGTAGAAGCCCTTGGGGCAACGTGGATAGGACTTGGAGGAGGAAGAGGAGCCGCAAAGTCAGCCGCCATTGACCGCGTGATGATTGAGCGCCGCATTTCACGGCCCGGAACCATCGGCGCTATCTTGATGCGCAATTACGACCAGGTAAAGCGCTATCACATCGACCCGATCCTGAGAGACTTTCCAGAGCTGGCGGATTGCTACCTCAAGACAGACAGCAAAATTATTCTCCCGATGGAGAGCGGCCCAGACAGTGAAATTCATTTCACGTATGCCGAGGCACTGGAAGATGTAGAACGGCGCTTCCGGTCTGCCAGTTACTTTGATGTTTTTGTGGACCAAGCGGAACAGTTCACGGAAGCAGAACTCAGAGAAATCAAGCAGGCCGTCAGGTGGAAGAATGTCCCGCTGGGAACCTGCAAATTGGCGGTTGGCTTCAACATGGGCGGAGTAGGAATAGCTTTCCTATCCGAAAAATTTCACGAGCACAGGTATAACGAAAAAGAGAGTCCGGACAATTACTTTTTCCTGCATGTAAATCCTTGGGACAATATTGAATGGTCGCGGCCCGCTCTGGCCGATGATGGTTTCAAGACAGAGGAAGAGCAGGACTACCAGTATTACTCGGTAATGACCGAGAAGGAACGCGAGATGTACTGCGCTGAGCGTTCCGACTATGGCCGCAACCTCAATTCCCAAGATGAAGTTCTCAGACAGCGGGACTGGCTGGGCTCCTGGAAGTCTCTTGAAGGCGCGTATTTCAGCAAGGTTTTTGATCGGGATGCAACCGTTGTAACCCAAGACACAGTATCCAAACTGCTTAAGCCGTGGATGGCGATCTGGACTTCCATGGATTGGGGCAAGGGCCACTATTGCGTTACACAGTGGCACACGCGCGGAGTCCTGAGTCCAAAAGAAGCGAAAGAAATTCTTGGGTGGAATGTCGTAAAGCCTGTCAAGTTCACACTCACTTTCAGGGAATATGTAGCCGGAGGCAGCGCAAAATCAGACGATGGGGGAGACAGGGAATTATCCGAGTCAGACATCGCCCGGAAAGTAGTAGAGCTGACAGAGAAGGATGAGCGGAAACGGATAGAAGAATTTTTCCTCAGCCCAGACGCTTTTGAGATGTCAGTGCGACGCGCCGCGCAAAGCGAAATTGCGGACATCATCGGAGACATAGTAGAGCCGGAAGGAATACCCAGGCCACAGAAAGCCGACAACTCACGCATCCCCGGCTGGTCTCTGATGTACAACCTGCTGGCGTCAACCAAGCGCCACGCGGCCACAATAAAAAAACCGGAACTGGCAACGCATCTTCCAGATGATGAAGTAGCCCTGATCTCGGTAAATTGCCCAGAACTGATCCGAGCAATCCCGCTACTGATGCGGGACCCCAAAAACCTTGATGATGTTCTAAAAACCGATAAAACCGAAGCCAGGATCGAGCAGGACGCGGCGGATTGCGCTCGCTATGGATATAAGTCAAAACTTCAGCCCGCAGAAGAGCCTAAAGAAGTGCAGCGGCAGAGGGCAATAGCTGAAAAAGACAACATGACCGACAAATATCTTGAAAATCTGCGCTTTGAGCAGCAGTGGGGAAAAACTCACGCCGCAATGACGCGACCTGCGCGCGGAGGTTGGCGGAAGGGAAGATGATCATATCTATTGTTCTGCTTTCAATTGGAATGGTGGCCCTTATTGTAACTACGGCCATGATTTACCGAGACAGGGAATCACTGCGCCAACAATTCTCAGAGTTATCCACACTAAAATTTTCATTGGAAGCAGAAAAAAAGAAGATCACTGGCCACAATGGCTCACTAAAAAATGCCATCGCCAAACTGCGCGAGCAATCCACCCAGGATAAGAACAAAGCAGAAGAGACCATTAAACAGCTACGCGAAGAATTGGTAATACTGCAACAGAACCATGAAAAACTGGCCTCCAGTTACGAACAACTTGTACAGAAAACTCCAGGGTTCAACCCGCGTTCGGTTCGGTGGTCAGGTCCGGGCGGCGCGCGGGAACTTGCCGAAGCCGCAGCGCGCGGAAAATCAAATAGTCAGGAGAAAACAGCCAATGCCAGTTAGCAAAGACGGCCACTACGACATGAATCCTCAACGCGCCAGGGCGCGCGAAGGAATGCCACGTCCCAAGCCGCTCAAAAAAGAACCCGAGACCAGAGGTGGAGGGCGCGATGCAGACCACGGCGGAATTGCCAAGGTTGAAACCATCGTCCACCACCATGACGGGCACCAGGAACACCAGGAACACGGCTCCGCAGCCGAGGCCGCAGACCATCTGCAATCACTTCCGCAGGACGACGCGAACGGAATGGCGGGAGATGCCGACGAAGGCGCAGAGGTCGAATGCCCGGAGTGCCACGGTCAAGACCCTCACTGCCCTATGTGCGATGGAACCGGCAAAATCCCAGCTTCAGAAGAAGAGCAGGGTGAGCAGGAAACGTACTAAACCGCAACCCCTAACCTTTTTGGAGACAAAAACCATGAAATTGAAGAATCTTTTCTCGCTCGCGCTACTGGCCCTGCTTGCCCCCACTTTCCTGCATTCGCAGGGACTGAATGCGCCTATATCAAGCGACCGATACATTGCCTCTGACTATGGACAGTGGCAGGGCAAGGTTGCATCGGGGCCTAACACCACCGGCTCTGTGACCTACACCATGACCGTCTCGAACATTGCGGCAAAGAACGGTCGCAGTATCGTTCCGTTTGCGACCAACGCGCCCATCCTGATCGGTACTTCCAACGCTGAAGTGCAGACGCCATCAGCCGTGAGTTGCCCGCCGAACACTTCAGCCGGCGGGACAGTGACTTGCACCGTGACTGTTACCGTAACGAACGCGCACGGCGCAGGCGAGCTGATTCAGTCAGGCAGTGGCGGATTGCAGGAGGCGGAAAACGATTGCTCTCAGAGCTTGGGCGGAATTGTCACCCTCAATAGGCTGTGGGCATCTTTTGTCTCTGGATTGTCAGGAGTCACCAACGGCCCGGCCAACGCCCAGGCAGTTATTACCGCAGCGCAGCTCTCGGGACCAGCTACCGCAGGCGGCGCGATTCCATCCGGCGTGGCTGGAGTCCCTAACGTCTGTGTGATCGAAGATGACAGTGGGGCCAGTGGTCCGATTGAGCAGATTTACAAATCTCTGCCAACCGGAACGGGATTAATCGCTGCGCCTTCCGCGCCGACTGTGAGCGCCATTTCTGGCGGGAGTATGTCGTCTGGCGCATACAAGGCAACTGCTGCATACGTGGATTGTGGTGGCGGAATTTCCGCCGACTCTTCTGAGTCCAGCGCCACTGCTACAACCACCGCCGTTCAGGTCAACTCGCCTGCGGCTGCTACTGGAGCGTGCGCCTGGCTGCCGCGTATCTCTACCGCAGGAGGTTCCGGCAATGAGATTCTGGCGAAGTCTCCGCTGGATTCCACTGTTTGCCAGCAGTCGGTGTTGGTCAAGACGATTTACGCTTGCGCCATTGGCTCCAACGCCACCATTACCGCCAACCCATCCAATACCGCCAAGCCGAACGTGCAGCCGAATGCTTTCGCAAATTGGGCACCGCAGGCCGTGGGCTGGTCGCAAGCCAATATCCCCGTTGTGACCAGTTATCCATTTGGAGTTTTTGTCGCGACTGCAACTCTCAACAACTCCAACGCTGACGGTGCGGTGATCGGACCATTCCCCGCCGGTTTTTTTAATCGTTTCGGCGGGAAGTGGAAGGTATGCCCCAAGGTAGGAACAGCTACCCAGGTTGCCAGCTCTTTGCTCACCGTCAACGTCACGATGGCGAACGAATACGCGCAATCTCCGGTAACTGTTTCAACCAATGCCTTTCCGACGCAGACCCAGGCTGCCGCAGGCACGGCGCAGGGGTGCACTATAATCCAGACTTCCACCACGGGTTCCAGCGGGAAAATCTGGGCTTCCAATGAAGCTCCTTGGGTGAATTTCTTGAACTCCGCTCCCAGCACTCAGGTTGTGACCGCAGATGCCAGCGCCGGGCAGTCCTCAACTATCAATCTGACCAAGCAAATCTACTTGGCGGTAAACCTCCAGGCTGCCAACGCGAATAACATCACCGTGCCCATCGTCAACGGGCTTACTTTTGAAGTTGTCCAGTAACTCGCCCATTCCACCAACAACGTAACTTTAGCAACCCGCCTACGGGCGAGAGAGGACATTTCCATGTTCTACGCCAAAGCAGTTCAATACACCGAAAATGGCAAACTGTTTGACGCCATTGTCTTCCACGAACACAGCCGCTTGGAATCCCATCTTGGGGCCAACGATGAGCCCTTGGTTCATATCGTCTTCGCAGACCCGGCCAAGGAACACCTGAATCTGGCCGATCCAATGCAGAAGATGATTGTGCGCTTTGATGTGGCCCATGCTTCGCATGAGTTCAGCGACGAAGAGCTGGCCGCATACGAGAAGCGCGGATTCGACGCAGCCAAGGAACTCGGAGCTGGACGCTGGCACGAATCACGCGACCCGCGCGAAGTCATGAAGGAACTTGCGCTGGCCGCTGAGGAGCGCAAAAAGGAGAAGTCCAAACAGGCCAGCCAGGATGCTCCAAAAACCAAGAAAGACGCCGACCCGGACGGCAGGCAGAAAGAAGCGGGCGACGAAAATAAGGAACGGGTTAATTAAACCGTGCCTGCTGTCTCAAAGAAAATGCGCCGGGCGATGGCTATAGCTGAGCATCGCCCGGACGAACTCTATGAGCGTAACCGTGATCTGCTGAAAATGACCCATCTTCAGCTCCATGATTTCGCCTCTACTCCCGAAAAGGGACTCCCAGATGTAAAGAAAAAGAAGCGCCGGCCACGGATCGCCAGCGCAATGATGGGCGACAAATGAAAACTCCAGACGCAAATGCAGCAAGCCAGCAACTCACCCCGGAAACCTTAAGGAAAATTGCCCAGCAGATAAGACAGCGGGCGGTCCCTTCACAGGAAAAGGGATTGGAAGCCTACTGGCGCGGGGCCAAAGCGAGAGAGCAAGGGTTCTCGCGTATTTCGCCGTATTACGAAAAGCCATTCCTTGAGGCTGCATGGCTTCGCGGATACGACACATGCCCCAAATGCGGAGTAATTGTCATGCCAGAGCAGAAAAATGATCACGTCTGCAATGACGCCATCTCGAAAGTGACCGCAGCGTAAATGCCAGAAACTCTCGTAGAAAAAGAAGAAGCTCTCGACGCGGCCAGCGCGGGCCGACCGCGTAGCGCAACAACTCAGCGCGAAGAGGAAAAAGACCCTCTTGAAGGCCGCGAAGACCTTCAAAAGGAACTCTACCAGCTCGCGCAGAAGGTTTACGACTGGGACAAGATAGAGCGCCGCGCGGAGGTACTGGAGACACGTCAGCAGCGTTTCTACTATCGCTCAATCCAGCATATTTTCTGGAATGAGAACATGGCCTGCTACACGATACCGGCTTCTGGCGTTGGCGGCCAGTTCATGATCGGCTCCACGGCAATCGACATGCCACGCTATATGGACGTGTACGACATTTACACGCCATACGGCAAAGCGATCATTGCTTCATTCACACAGAACCAGCCAGGAGTCAGATTCAAAGCTAAAGACCCAAAGAAAGGAGCCGACAACACCGCCAAGGCCGAGTTTGAGCGCTACCGCCATTATTTTGACCAGTCCAACGACAACAAAAAGCTTCAGCAGGACATGGCGCGGCTGTATTACACCGACAACCGCACTGTTACCTATGTCCGATATGACGAAGACGAAGGCCGCGAGATTTGCGAAGCCTATGGAGTGCTGGAAACCAAATGCCCGATACGCGCCAAGTCTGTAGCGCGATGCCCTTATTTCATCATCAAGCAGGAGATCGAGGTAGTTGATGCCAAAGAGCAAAATCCAAATTACGCCGACAAGATCAAACCTGGGCCTAACGGCCTAGAAGATGCGTATGAGCGCAATGCGCGCCTGGGAATACTCGGGGGAGCTTACGGAGCTGGCCCGTCTGCCGACTCTCACAACCATCTCGTTACCCAGCATTGGATATGGTTCCGACCGTCTATCTTTCGCGAGGTTGGAAAGAAAAAATCCAAAGACGTTGCCAACGAATTAAAGAGTCTTTTCCCGGATGGCTGCTATGTGAAATTCATTGGCGACCAGTATTGTGGCAGCAAAAAGGAATCTATGGATAGCTGCCTGGAGGTCTCTTTCCCAGCGCCCGGAGACGGCATGAGCAGGCCCAGCATGGGGAAAACGATGGTTCCATTGCAGGACGCAACCAACGATTCCTACAATCTCTGGAAAGAGACTTACGACTACTGCATCCCGGTAACGTACATGAATTGCGGCCCAACCGATATTCAGGCGCTGCGGGAGCAGATGTCGGAGCCCGGCAACCATATTCCCTTCAAGAAACCTGTTGGCGAGAGCATGGAAGAACAGTTCCATACGGAGCAGCCAGCGCAAGTATCCGCCGACTTCATTAGTTTTGTTCAGGACGTGCGCGGCCCGTTCGCGCAATTCAGCAGCGGTGCCTTACCGGCTCTCTTTGGCGGAGAAATGCCAGACCAGAAGACGGCCAGCGGCTATGCTATGGCCCGCGACCAGGCAATGGGAGTCATGGGATTACCGTGGGGATCACTCCAGCGCCATTTCGCCAAAATTTACGAGCAGGCGGGAAAAATTGCCGCAAACCAGCGCGGCGCGATGACGCTCAACGTGGAAATCAAAGGGAAACGCCGGACGAAGATCGAAGAGCTTTCCTTTGAAAACATGAAAGGCGAAGTCCTTTGCTTCCCGGACGTGGATTCCAGTTTCCCGGAGACATTCGCAGGCAAGCGCGCGAATTTTATCCAATTCCTGACTCTGGCCGGAGAGAAGGCAATGGCATTTATCCAGACCCCTAACAATCTGGAAGTCATGAAGGAAATGATTGGCATTGAAGACCTCGACAACCCCGGTGCGTCGTCCTGTGAAGCGCAGCGCGCCGAGTTGGACAGGCTCTTAGCAGAGCTTCCAGTGCCAGATGAGGAAGCCTTTCAGAAGGCGCATACTGCGTGGATGCTTCAGGTAGCAGCGGCAAAGGCTACCGCTGTGACCAACGGCCAGCCAGAGCCACCAGCGCCCCCGGAGCCCGAGGCAGGCCAATTCCTGAAGTCCAGCGTGGATATTGACGAGGAAGTTGACAATCACCCGTTCCACTGGCAGGAAGTACAGGCATTCCTTGAGTCTCCAGAAGGCCGGGACGCCAAAGAAAATAATCCTGAAGGATGGCTCAATACAAGGCTGCACGGTCTCGCGCATAAAAAACTGGCTGACCAGCAGGCGGCCAACCAGACGCAGGCCAAGCCACCGAACGCAACGATTAATTTCAAAGACCTTTCACCGGAAGGCCAGACTCAACTAGCGGCCCAGCGCGGCATCCAGCTATCGCAACAGCCGCCGATGGCGGCAGTGGCAGGAGCGGCATAGTGCCCGATCCGTGGAAGATCATCGTTCGCATTGAGAAGACCCAAGGCATTGAGCGCAACGGGTTCCGGCAAATCACGATTGATTGCCGCGACAACGATCACGCCGAAGCAGTTGGAAAAATTTTGACGGCAGCAGCCGAAAAAGAAAAAGAAATCGCGCAGCGCGCATAGGAGAAACGCATGTTCACTTTTCACACGATCTTTCCGTTCCTGAAATCCCTCCTGTCCCTTTGTCTCGGTCTATCATTCGCCGCAGGTCCACAAGCCTTTGGCGGCAATAGTGACGGTGCCTCCGTCCTGGATACCCTGGTTCCAGAAACCGACGACCTCGGAGAAACAGAAGAGAGTACAGATGAAGGCGGCGGAGGAGACGTGGCGGAAGGCGGCGAACCCCACCGCGCCGGTCAAGTTGACGATGGAACCCACGATCCCGGAGAGAAGCCGACTATCCATGCCGATGTGGATAAGGTACTCAATGATCTGAAAGCCAAAGACCCCAAGGCATGGAAGCGCCTCAATGGCATTGTGCAGTCAGAAATGAAGCTGCGCCGTGATTTCTTCAAACTGCGCGAAGACTTCCCCAATGGCGTCACTGACGTTCTCGCCCTCAAGACTGCTATTGATGAGAAGCTGGGCGGGCTCGACGGTCTGGACAATTTGGGACAAGAGATCGCTTTTTATCATGATCTGGACGCGAAGTGGGAAGCAAAAGACCCGTCCCTTGTAAAGAACCTTGCAGCCGAATACCCGGACGAGTTTGCGGCTATGGTGCCGCATTTTGTGAATCAGCTTGCCGAGGTCTCACCCGAGGCTTACAACAAGTTCTATGCCGGATGGGTGATTAGCGAGTTAAGACAAGAGAACATCCCGCAGTCCCTGTATTTCATGAACGAAAGTCTCACGATGGCGAAGGAGTCAATTACAGACCCTGCCGCAGTGAAGTTCATCGACAAGGCTCTGAATGTAATCGGCCATATGAACGCATGGGTGCAGAATCTCGGGAAATTGGCAGCGACCAAGGTTCCCGATAAGCAGGCAGCCTCTGGCCCAGGCAAGGGCAACAAGGAAGCTGACCAGCTCGCCCAGCGCGAGAAAGCGCAATTCAATCGCGAAGTCTCATTCGACTACAACGCATATCGAGATAACTTGGTCACGCAGCAACTCGATGATCTTCTGAAAAATCGAAAGAAGGAACTCACCGCAGATCGCCGGCAGGTTGTGGTGGACTTGATTCTTCGCAATCTGGCCAAAAAAATGCACAGCGCACCTAAGTTCCGTGAAAACGTGGAGCGGTTCGAACGAGCCAGAGACAAGGCCGGACTGCTGCGCTTCATGAAGGCGCGCGTGAAGGTAGCTCTGGACGGTGAAAACGGCAAGCCCGGTCTCGTCTTGCAGGCGTACCGCACTGTGACCGGAGAAACCGGAGTTGGAGGCCGCAAGCCGGGAGCGCCGGGCGGCAGCGGTATCCCAGGTGGCCCAGGAGCGCCAGCCGGACAAAACTGGATCAAGATCGCAAAGCCACCGTCCCCCAGCCAGATTTCGCGCAGTTTGACCGAGGCCGAAGCAGAAAAACATAACATGAATTACGAGCAGTTCATCATGAAGAACCGCTACGTGCTCACTGACGGCCGCAAGGTCTATCACGACTAAAAAGTTTGTTGGCGGCGATGCTGGGTTGGCATCCAGCCTTGTAGCTCAAGCGCCTTTAGAGAGCACCGCCTGAAATTTCCGCGCCTTACCTCTGAAAAACCCTTGAGTGGGAAGAGGTCATATACCCGAGGGACACCGGCGAAAGCCGAGTGGCGCGACTTAAAATTTCCGGCACTGCTGAGCGGATAGGACACCGCTTCCCGGACCACCGGGAAAACCTGAGCAGGCCAACCCCGCAAGACAGCAATACCACAGCAACAATCCGCTTGGTTCCTACACAGCAGAGCGCAAGCTGCCCCGCCATGAGCCGGGGAAACGCGCAACCACAGCGAGACCAAATTTTTGAGGTTTCGCCATGGGCAGTGTATCTCAGGCAATCGCCCTGATGCATGAAAAGGTGCGCCCCAAAGCGCAGCAATTCTTTCAGACGGACGATACCCTTTACTCCAAATTCGAGGAGCGGACGGACGACGATGTAGTGTCCTACCGCCCGATGCGCGTTCCGATGATCCTACTCGGAGCGGCAAAATTCCAGCAGTCGGACGTTAACGGCGGCTCGCTTGGCCTTGGAGCTGCGCCAACCTCAGATGCCGGGACTCTCGTTCCTATCGTGTTTTCTCAGGCCAGCCAGTACACCAAGCTGACCGAAGTAACCACTAAGAGCGAGGACCAGGCAATTGAGAATTTTGTGGTCAAGACCCAGAAGCTCGCGATGGAGCAGTTCCGCGAGCGACTCGAGGCCGCAATTCAGGGCGATGGCTCCGGCCTGCTTGATACCGTTGTCGCGGTCGCCGGCTCTGTTATCACCGTCAACAATGCGAATATGTTTGCCGATGGAACCCAGGTTGATGCCTGGTCCCAGATCGGCGGTGTGTTCCGTGGAACCGGAACCGTCTATTCGATTGACGCCAACAACAAACAGTTGAACATGGTCGCTCCCATCCCCAATCTTCAGATTGGCGATGTGCTGCTGATTCGCGGATCATCCGGGCAAGCCGGAACCAGCGTCTTCGGCGTCAAGGCGTACCACGTCAACTCCAACACCGGCTCCGTGATGGGCGTTCCCCGCACGTCATATCCCGGTAAGCTTTCCACCCCCAACATCAATGCCCAGAATCAGCCCTTGACTCCAGGCATTGCCCGCCGGTCGATTGCCGCGATTCAGCGCGCTCTCGGCATCAAAGCGCCACAACAGAAAAAGCTCATGTACTACATGGGACTGGACACTGTGGCCGCATGGGAAAACGTCGGCATCACCATCACCCAAAACATCTACCAGCAGATCAAGGGCGATGAATCAGCCGACATGCTGAAGAAGAACCCACCCGCCACCTTTGCGGGACGTGAAGCAATGATCGGTCTTCACGCCACGCCCGGACGCATCGACGGCTTCTGTCTGGCGCACTGGTTCCGCGCCGAGTTCCAGAAGATTGATCACTACGAGGTAGCTGGGCAGACTGTGTTCCCGCAGATCGCCCCAGACGGCGGTTTGACCACGAACATGCTCTTCTACCTGTGGATCGGGTTCAACATCGGGCAGGACAATGTACTGGCCGGTGTGTTCATCAACAATATCCCCGTACCTCCGGGCTACTAAACAACTGCTCTCCGCACCGACTAGCGCGGCTCTCAATAAGGGCCGCGCCGATTTTTGGATCTTATGAATATTTTCAATCGAGCCATGATCGACACACACTACGGGCCTTTCTGCTGGGAAAAGCTTGTTCCAACAGCTCTGCCCAAGGGAACGCTCTACTATGCCCAGATCATTCCCGCAACCAACGCGCCGGGCTATGCCTTTTCATCTTTGGAGTGCTGTAACTAATGGACGCGATTTCTCTCTCTCTTGTCCTCGATTCCGCCGCGAGTGAAGTGCTGCGCAAGGAATATAAATTGCTGGACAACAATGCCAGCGCCCCAGGCTACATCCTGTTTGAGATTACAGAAGAGAACAAGCCGCCGACTGGCCGCTATCTCTCTTACCTGATCTACGCGCCAGAGGATTTCAAATTACCTCTGATCTATGCCTTTGAATTGAACGAGAGCATGGACACAGAAGCAGTCAAACTGGCCGTCCAGGAAGCGCAGGACAGGTTCACCGCAGACGTCAATCACATGCGCCGCATGGCGCAGGCGCGGGTTACTCCAGTCCAAGGAAACAACCAAGACCCTGTGTTGTGGACGGGAGGTTCGCTCGAACGCTTTGGACAGAACCCGTATGGGCAGAATATATGGCGCGTGGTTTGGGGGCCTACCCGTCTTTATCTGGTTGGCGGCAGATGGACCGACCGCGAGGAAGGAAAAATCACGCGACAAGTCGATGAGTACCGCTGGATACCGCGTTACGGTGATGCCGATGGATGGGTATTGGAGAAGTGGCTTTCCGCAGTTGAGTTCGCCGGCTCAAAAGAAGCATGGGACATGCAAAACCTTGATCCAGAGACCGGACTAGAACAGCTCGGGCCATATCCAGTGCGCGGCGAGTACGAATCGGCGTGGAAGTTCCCAACCTATCCGACCGCCAGCGCAGTAGAGCTCGTTATCCAAATGATCCAGTACGGAAAACAGAAGTATAACCAAGCCGACATCCGTGCTGCACATCGGCAGGCCCTGGAAGCGCGCGAGAAAGAACGTGGAGAAAACCTTGAAGCGATGATCAGGGATGCGATGCCAGCGTTCCCTCTGCGCGGCCTGAGTGGATCGCCGTATCGCTCTGCGCCGGACCCGCTAAGGCTCACCACCAAAGACCTTAGCAAACGTATGCCCAACAAAGACAAAGATTTCAGACAAGTTTAATTAGGAGAGCACCATGACGATAAGAATGATTCCAGATGTAGAAAAAATTGTGGCCCAGGACATGAGAAACCGGAACGCATTTTCCATCCCCCAGGTCATTCCGCCGAAAGGCATCAACGATTTTCACAAAATTTTCAACATCAACACTTGGCATCCGCATTGGACCCAGGAACTCGGGAGCCTAGGAACCTATCTGATTCCGCAGGCCGAAGAGAATTTCCTGTGGGAGGTCGCCAGCGAGAAAGAGCAAAAGGAAGGCGTCTTCTACCGCAAGCGCCAAATCAAAGCCGGTGAAACCCCCTATTCGCGTCCCTGTCTGGTCGCCAAGGTGATCAAGGAAGGGTATCCGATTGATGTCAAGAAGCTGGCGTTTCAGGATTGGGACGGCCAGCGGGTAGCATGGGACGTGCTAGGTGTAGGCCCACACAAAAACCCCACACAGGACCTCACGGCCTGGGGATGCTTTCTTGCTGAAGGCGATGTTCCCACCAAGGAAGAGCTAGAAGCCGCAGAGGAAAAGATGTTGGAGAAATGCGAATTTCTCTGGTGTCAGGCAGAAACCTACTTTCTGGAAGGCAGCCACAGAATGATCGACATCACAGCAGTTCACCGGCAGGCTGATCGCATTCTGGGACGCCGCGCACAGTGGAACCCGCAGAGCCGGAAGATGATTTCTTGCCCCTGCTGCTCTGAGCCTGTGAGCGCAACGGCTGCCGTGCACTTGGCCTGCGGTGCAGTGATCGACGCGGAAAAAGCAAAAACCTTCGAGAAGTTCCAGAGAAAGGGAGCGTAAGCAGAAATCATGAAAAGGAACTTTCTTCCACTCCTGGCCGCGCTGCTGCTCTCCGGCGCGGCCTTCGGTCAACAAGGCGTGGCATTTGAGGGACCGGCGATCATGAGCCAAGTCCCGCAGCCAATTGCTGGACTAACCATCACCATCTGTAACTCGACAGCCACAGGAAATCCCTGCAATGCGCCGATAACAGTCTATTCCGATGCCGGACTGCAAACCCCTATCTCCAGTTTGGCAACAGATGGCGATGGTTTGATACCTATATTTTTCGTGTCTCCAGGACAGTATCAATGGTGCGCGAGCGATCCTGTGCAGGGAAGAATTGTTCCTTATTGCAAGAAATTCACAGCGCCGGCCACAAATGGATCATCGCCCAGCTTTGTCAACGTCACGGCGACCGGCACTGTCACGGCGGCAATTACGAACGGGGTTGTCAATGCGGCCCAGCAGAGCGGCTCTGATATTTGTGCCAAAGTCAATGCGGCAGAATCGGCTCTACCCACCGCAGGAGGCGAGATCGATATTCCCGCTGGCCAGTACACGTCGATTGCGACAACCTGCGTTCTGTCTAAGCCAACCTATCTACGGTGCTCAAATCCGGGCTTTGGCTCCACTACGCGCCCTTGCCTACTAAGCTTCAATGCTGGAGTATCTGGTTTGACATGCCAGACGGCAGCGCAGTGGTCCCGAGTCGAAGGAATATATTTTCAGGGCAATGCGACCGTTGCGGGTTCCGATATAGGCATACTTGACCAATGTCACGCTTTTCATCTCGAAGATGTAACAGTAGACGGATTCGGCAACAAAAATATCAGCGTGAATGCGTCATCAGGCTCAGGCACAAATGCTAACTCTTGGTATTTCGTGAATGTACGCGCAGCGGACGGCAAAGACGATGGGTTCTTTTTTTCTGGAACCGATGCAAATGCCGGAACGTGCATCAACTGTGACACTTTTGGGAATGCAGGCTGGGGATTCAATATAGGCTCAACCGTCTTTGCGCTTACCTTCCTCACTCCAGAAGCCGATAGTAACGTTCTAGGTGGTTATCAGACTGCGGGCCTGAGCAGTGTATTTGAAAACGTCTATACAGAGCCGAATGCCACCAGCAGCTTTATATTTACGGCTGCATCCCATGACAATTACGTGATTTTTAATACCAACGCTCAAGCCACGACGATCACAGACAGCGGAACAAACAATTTTTTCTTCTCCAAGCAGGGCGGAGCGGGGCGCTGGAATAAATTAAATTCCGCAGGCCAAACAATTGTTGGCTTATCAACAGTCACCGGAGGCGGAGGCACATCGGCCCTTTTGGGCATCGAGGCGACAACAACTCCTGGTATGTATTGGAGGGCAAACGGGGCAGCCGCCGACAATAAAGTGTGGGACGCTATTACGTCGAATGGTTCCGACTGGCTGCTTAGGGCAGTAAATGATGCTAATAATTCCGCAGGCATAGCTATCGACTGCGCTCGTGGTGGTCTTACGGTCACCGGCTGCACTTTCCCTGCTGGAATTATTGTAGGTTCTAACGGTACGAAATCCACGCTGATGCAACACAAGCGGATCTCCACCGGCTCCATCGGCGCGACCACGCGCACGGAAATCCTGCTCTCCTGGACGAATACTTTCACCGATACCAATTACACAGTGGCCTGCAACGTGGAAGATTCAACTACCGCCGCAGGAACGCAAGGGCTGACGTTTGAGCGGATCAGGACAAAGAGTGCAACACAGGTGGGAGCGGTAATCAATAACCCAACGGCTGGAGCGATCACAGGAACGATTGATTGCACAGCCAACCATGACTAATGAGGAGTTGTATTTCTCTCTTCTTCCAGGTGGCACTCATGCACCTTCCCGTTCACGTCCACAAGGTAAAGAGCGTCACCATCCACGGCAAATCTGATGGGAGCATTCACGACGATCTTTAGTCGATCTCCCCTTCGATTGGCCACGTAGAGCTTGTTTTCAGTGGTGATCGAATAGTGGTAGCGGGTTATCGTACCACCGCAAACCTGTCCGGCGCATCCAGCGTCCTCTTGGGACGTGCGCTGTTCAACAAGCGTTCCCGTTTGCCAAGCAAGCTGCTTTCTGGAGTGAGCAGCAAGATTAAGAGACAGGGCCAGTAAGCCAGCCAACAGCCAAATTTTCATAGCGCGGAATTTTACCATGCCTGCCATCACTCCTTACCCAACAGTTGAAGGCGTCTTGAATGTAGCCCGATCCGCTATGGCGGATGCAGGCGTAGATGCGACCTCTGGGCTCATTGTAGGTGACGTCTTCACGGACGACAGGCCCGGAACTCTTGTCAACTTGCAAGCCGCCTATGATTATGTGCAAACCGAGCTAACAAACAATGGCGTGGAGACATTTGCAAAAACTACGATCATTCAAAACGTGCCAGCGGTTACAACGTATGACCCAGGCATAGAGATAAGATTGAGTTTTACGGGGTTTTTC